GATCTTGACTGTTGGCCACTGTTAGCACGTACCATTTCTCCCCCTTCCGCACCTTGCTTTTGTATTTCTCTTCCAAGACGAAACAAATGTAGACGCAGGCCACTGCAGCCATGAGCGTTTTGCCACTACGGCGGCCAAGCGCCCAAGTTGCTTGTGAGAATCCTCCAGTGAAGAAGCTGTCAAGAATTTCAGCTTGTTTGGGATAGAGTTCTAGTCGAAGAGCGTGCTTGGCAAAGTCTGAGCAGCTAAGCATTCTTTTAGTTCCTCCATGGAGCGAAGATTTTCTTTAGGAACGAAATAACAGGGGCGATTGGCCACGTATTCTTTCTTCCATTGAGCTTGTTTGGCTTCACTGGCTCGTATCCAACCATGGAGCCTAATCTCGCGGTTTTCGACCGTAACGAGAACCAGGGTCTTGTCTTCACGTTCATCGAGAAGGCAGATTAGATCATAGTAATGGCGAGACCGTGTTTTCACATCAATATCAAAAGGCAAATCAGAACTCCCGCGATTTGCCTCTACTTCCTCAAACACTCCATCTTTAAGGCCAAGATATGAAGCGACCGCCATTTCGCCACCAGCTCCAAGAACGTGCATGCGAAGTGCATTTTCACCATGCGCTGGGCCGTTGTTTCGGCCCAGCTTGCCTTGAGCGACGTTGACGGCTTGCCTGCGCTCACCTTCTGCGATGGCAAGAGCCTTTTCAGAGGGTGACAAGGCCCACGTTATGTAGCCCATGGTGTGCTAGGCGCATCCTGACGTTTCAATGTATTCAGTTTTAGAATGATTGCAACATCAGGATTTCTTATGCATGGCTGACGTTACACAAGGTGTGGACATGGTGCAACTCGGCCATGGGACAGCGGGTGGCATTCGCGCTGATGGCCTGCAAAACGTGTTTACTGGCATGGGCACGTCGCGGGATAAGACCACACGCACCACTGTTAAGCCTGTCAGCTTCATGGGTCATGAAGACCTTGAAGGTCTTTATGCGCATTGGCTCATGCGCCGCATTGTCGACCTCGTGGCAGATGAGAGCACTCGCGAGGGCTTTGAAATTTTGTTTGGCGGGGAGGGCGTGAATGCTGAAACGCTGTCCGGTGTTGAGCAGGCCATTGAAGACCTGGAAATCCTGTCAAGCTTCAACGAGGCGGCTAAGACTTCACGACTGTACGGTGGTAGCGCACTGTTGCTTTACATCGATGACGGTCGTCCGTCTGATATGCCAGTTGACCGCAGCAACATTCGTGCAGTGGAAGGCATGGAATGTTTGGATCGGCATCAGATTGCGCCGATCATCAGCGAAGACAGCTTGTACGACTATTCAAAAGCAACTTACTACCAGATTATTTCGGGCGATCTCATTCAACAGCCCAATCTCCGCGCCATCCATAAAGATAGGATTTTGCGTTTTGACGGCATTTGGTTGCCCTACCGCACCCGCCAGAAGAATTATGGCTGGGGCATGAGCGTGCTGCAGAGCGTGTTTGAGAGCTTTAATCACTACTACAGCGGCACTTCCTCCATTGCCACTCTTCTCACTGAATTTGACATTTTCGTTCACAAGGTGCGTGGTCTGGCCTCGATGCTTGCCGCAGGCAAGGAAGGGCAAGTGCGTGATCGCCTGCAACTGAACGACATGAGTAAGAGCATCTATCGCGGCTACGCGATTGATGCGGAGAAAGAAGAGCTTGCTTTTGTTAGTCGGAGCTTTGGTGGTGTTTCTGAAATCCTGGAGAAGCTGCGCCTTGACATTATTGCTGCTTCTAATATTCCTCACACATTGCTCTTCGGGCAGTCGCCGTCCGGTCTTGGTGCAACAGGGCGCTCTGAAGAGCGCGACTTTGCTAAAACGTGTCACCACTATCAAGAGACAAATTTCCGCAAGCCACTGACAAAGCTGATGGAATACATCATGCTGAGCAAGACAGGGCCAACTGGCGGGAAAGTGCCTGATAACTGGCGAGTGAGCTTCAAGCCACTGTTTGAGATGAATGAGCGGGAGCTAGCAGACGTGCGGGCGCGTGTGGCTGCAGTGGATGCGCGTTACATCCAGGTGGGTGTTCTCACGCCGCAGGAAGTGGCTGATAGCCGCTTTGGCAAGAGCGAGTACAGCATCGAGACCACCATTGATCCGTCTATTGTGCGAGAGCTGCCTGAAAAAGCTGCTGCTGGCAATGTTTCAGCAGGGGGACGTGACCCGCTTGATCAACAAAATGGCAGCTTACCAATGGACGGCACCCGTGAAGCATCTGAGGGGGCTGTAGCGGAAAAGGCTGATGCTGCAGGTTTGTTTTTAGAAGGTGATTTGGACTATACGCGCGATGCTCAATTTACCGACAAAGAGCTACATGCAAAAGCTATTGCTGCTGCCAAACGAAAGTTCAAAACTTGGCCGAGCGCTGTGGCCGGTGCTTATGTAACGCGGATGTACAAAGAGCTTTATAAAAAGAAGCACGGCTCTTCGTCGGGAGCGTTTAAGGGCAAGAAAACCACTGCTGAATATTTCAAGAAAGATGCTATCGAGCCGCTTAAGGCCGAGGGTCTCATCCTTGGCGATGTGGATGAGGCATCGTTGATTTCCCAAGCCGATATCGACGCAGCCCTGAATCAATGGAAGGCAGAAGCGCCGGAGCGCTTTAAGGACATTCTGGAGGCTTCTGATGCTCAGCCCGCTGAGTGATTCGTGGCCTCGGTTTGATGCCGAGTGGTCATATGACACTAACCTGGGGCGCTACAGGCGCCCCTCTGGCCAATTCATGAGCGAGAAGGCTGTAATGGCTCTCGTTGATGGTCGCATTGACAAGCTTGGCCAAGAGCTGCGCCGTTTCACTCAAATGCTGGCCGATGGCAACATTACGATTGATCAGTGGCAAGGCAGTGTCCGCGAGGCAATTAAGGCTGCTCATATTCAAGCAACGGTGCTTGGGCATGGTGGCAAGAACGGTATGGGCAGCGCGGAGTATGGCCGCATCGGTCAAAGGCTTCGTGCGGAATACGGTTATCTTCAGGGTTTTGCTGGGGATATTTTGGCTGGCCGCGTTTCTGCTGCCATGGCTCTTGCTCGTGTGCAGCTATATGCTGAAAGCGTGCGAGGTTCTTACTGGGAAGGCACCAGTATTCGCCAAGAACGACAGGGCTACTCCCTGATGCGTCGTATTCTCGATCCGCAGGCGCAGCACTGCGATGATTGCTTGCGTTATGCAAGGGCTGGTTTGGTGTCCATGGGAAGTCTTCCCATGCCTGGTCAGCGCTGTGAATGTCGATCCAGGTGTAGGTGCAGCGTGGAGTACAAGCGAAATGCTGTACCGATAGTGCCCATCTAAAAACGACGTTTAACATTGCGCAAGACATTGCGCTTTGTATGGCGAAAATTCTTTACTGCGGCGACTGTGCTGTGCAGACAGGCTTTGGCCGCGTGGCCGAAAGCCTGCTGCCCAAACTGGCAGAAAAGCATGAGGTGGTTGTGCTGGCCGTGAACTATTGGGGAGATCCTCATGATCTCCCCTTCCGGCTTTATCCAGCCAATGTGGGCGGCAGCGATCCGTTTGGCTCCCACCGCATTGGAGAAATCATTCAGAAGGAGCAGCCAGATTTGGTGCTGGCGGTGAATGATATTTGGATTTTGAACAATCTATGGCGAGTGGCCAAGCCGCTTAAGGAGCGCGTGGGCTTCAAGTGGTATGGATATTTTCCCACTGACAGCTATGGCTTCTTCCCGGATGTGTTTGATGAATGTAGGCAATGGGATGGCATGGGCACCTACACGCAATTCGGGCTTAAGGAAGTGCAAAAGGCCGGATGTGAAGAGCCTTGTGACGTGGTGCCGCATGGTATCGACCGTGATTTGTTCTTCAAGGTGGACAAGCTGGAGGCGCGTGCGCAGCTCAATGTCGACCCTGATCATTTCATTGTTTTTAATGGCAATCGCAATCAGCCTCGCAAGCGCATTGATTTGACAATCAAGGGCTTCATCCAGTTTGCCAAGGACAAGCCTGATGCTCGTTTGTGGCTTCACATGGGCAAGAAAGATCAGGGGTGGGACATTGTGCCGCTATTTCAACGAGTGGCCCGTGATATGGACTATGACCCCACTGGTAAGCTCATCCTTACTAATAAGGATTTTGACGTGACCAACTGTCTGCCGGTGGATCGTCTCAATCTTGTGTATAACGCCGTTGATGTGGGCGTCAACACTTGCTTGGGTGAAGGTTGGGGCTTGGTGAACTTTGAGCATGCTGCAACTGGCGTGGCTCAAGTGGTGCCGGAC